TTGGTGTGACTTCTACGCCATGTTCAAACGTATCATCGGTAACGTTACCTAAAATAAAGTCGTCTACAGTAAATTCCTTCTCTACTTCTGTTCCCTCTGCGGGTTCAAAAGCTGATTCAGGGGTTTCTACTTTCTTCGTCATTTCATACTCCTTGGCGAGCCATTACTGGGTTTCGCCTCTTGCTTTTTTATTTCGAGTGTCCTTGTCTTCAGCCACTCGTTTTTGTATTTCTTTATCTGCCTGTTTTAAATGGTCTTCATAAATCTGTCTTGCAGCCTGGGCCTTGTTGCCGGTTTTGTCAAGACTGGACTTAAACTTCTCAACCTCAGTCTCCTGTTTCGCATGATATACTTCACGCTCACGAGTCTGTAAATCACCCTGAAGTTTTTTAATCTGCTCTTGAGACTGTCGTAATTGCTGTTGTAGTTGTTCGGTAATATCAATTCTTTTAAGTACACCCTCTGCGTCAAAAATTTCTGTCTTCTTCAATACTTCCTGTCTGTCTATAATACCAAGTTTGTATACTTCCATATACAACTGAAGTTGTGCGTTTCGATTCGTGGGTAATGTAGAACCGGACTGAACGGTGATATCATATTTCCCAACAGCAATGTCGTTAAGTGTTTCTATCACATTGCCATAGGTATCATACATGCCCTTGTTTATCGCATATTCTGATTGTATATTATTGGGTTCAAGTATTCTGACAATTTTCTCTGTGGTATATAATTCCTGCATAAGTGGTATTAAAACTTTACCCAACCTGATTAATGCAGACTCAATGTCGTCTAACTTAGAACGTATCTTTCTTTTTCCAAAATCATCTAGATTTAACATTCCAGAATTTGTATCAGGTGCACCCTGTGGGTTACCCATCATAAACTCATATAGTCCAAGTTGATGGTCTATATCGTTCTTGGCAGTCAATTCATTTTGATATAACTCATTTGGAAGTGGTAATGGCTGCACTGGAATTGGTACACCAAACTCGGTGTCAACCTCAATTGCAACACTTGGCTTTGCCCACTCTTGTTCAAACTGGACTATATCAACACTGCCCCTGGGTAGAAGTATCTTTACATTCGTACTCGTTGTTGCATGTGCAATTATGAGAGAACGTATCTTATTTATGTATTCCTGCAGATTCTTCACCATTCTTACGTCTGATGTGGGATAACAAGTCCTGGTATCGAGATTCTTCATAATGATAATTGGATAGTGTTCAACGGGAAGAACTCTTGTATATAATGTCTTGTCTCCAACAACACATGTTTTCACAACACGCCATACGGGAATAATTACAATATCTATCATTCCGGCTTCTGCAAGTTTCATGAAAGTAGTTTCTTGAATTTGTGGTTTTTCGGGTCGTTGTGGTGTTTGTGCACCGGTATTCATTCCACCAAATCCGGCCTCTCTCGCTGCTTCATCCTCACCAACTGACTGTTGATACTGCATTACAGATTCATTATACTGCATCATCTGTTGTTCATATTGTTGCATGAGCATCTGTATGGTTTTCATGGCTCTTTCATAATCGGTAATAACCTGACCATTTACAATCCATGCCGGACGTTGTATGTAACCCTTAAACTCTTCCGCTTCCATTAAATCTTCTCTACCGGAAAACTGTTCATAAACTCTGTATCTCTTAACAATTCTTTTCGAGTATCTCTCATACCATCTTACATATTTCTCATTATCGTCAGACTTTGTTTCCAAATCTTCGGGAAAAATTAATTCGCCATCATCGCCCCTACTCGTAACGGGCCTGTCTGAGTAAAGGTCTCCAATAGATTGAGCAATTAACTCTTCATACATTGGAAGAAGTTGTGCTGCTTGTTGTTTTGTAATGAGTCTAGATATTAAAATATTGTCAGCATCATCACAAAATGGTTGTCTCGAATTAGGGTCAATGTAAACATCAAGTGGGTCTTCAGCACCAAACTTTACTTCACCCTTACCCATATCGTCCATAGAGTCAATGTATGCGTGTAATGTACCCATTCCTGTTACATAGTAATCATCAATACATTGTCTTAAAACTTGACACCCGTCACTATGGTCCCATATATAAGTCAGTAGTCCGGTAAATGCCGTAGCAGTTTTTACATCACTATCTTCTCTTGAAAATATTTTAAACGATGGTCTGTTGGATGTGAGAAATGCTTTCGCCGTTTCAACCGCAGGATGTATTCTATTAACCACAATCGGAGCCTGTCCCCTGGCCTTGAGCGTGTCTATTTGTTCTTGTGTCCACTGACGCCCAAGTCTAAACTCTTTATCTTCCTGTGCATGCGTAGCCCATTTATCTCTCTTCTCCGAATACTCTCTAAATAACTCTATCGTTTCTTCCGCTAAAGTATCTCTCTGTTGTTCTTCCATTACATACACATCCAATCAAATAATATTTTTTTGCGTTCGTCTTTTGTGTGTGCTTTATCTAATTCCTTTACCCTACATGGCCTGGCATGTTCTAACGCTGTCCAGATTGCATCTAAACAATCGTCATTTTTTCCTTTAGGATAACTTAAAAATTCACTCTGTACCTCTATATCCTCGTCTCTAAAGAAAAACTTACCTCTCGCCATCATAGGAACTAAACTTAACAATCGTTCACTTTTGGGATTTCGAGGTTTAACACCTTTCTCAAGTCCAGGTATATATAAATCCTCTCTCTGCATAATATCACGAACGGCACTTCTTAATGCTTCCTGATATGCAACAGTCTCTATTTTCATCCATCTGGGACGAAACTTCTTATATTTGTCAATGATAACACGTGGTTGCTTTGCTGGGTCTATGCGTTGTCTAAACATATCTACGATATAAACGTTATTGTCATTATCAATCCCAAGCGTTGCAATAACAAAGAAGTCTGCCCGAAGAGATAAACTTGACGCAGGGTCAACACCCGAATACAACGTAACGGGTATTATGATTTCCTTATCGTCAATTACTCTATATAGACACTGTTGTCCATTAATAACCTTGTAATCATAGTGGTGTAGATGCATGTAGTGTGGTTTAAACGGAGCCTCGTCCGGACTCTGAGCTTCGTTCATGTATTCCTGATAAAACCCATTAAGGTTGCCTACGCTGGCAAATTCTTCCTTGATTTGTTTTATCCTGGATAATGGAAACTTCTCAATCCATAAACTATCGCCGTTATCATCAATTATCTTATACCACAATACATGCCAAGCAGAACTTTTCCTTGCCCAATACAAAAAACAATCCTCAGATATTACAGTACCTATCATTATGATTCTTCCATCGTCAGATAACGACGGAATAACGGCTTCCGTTACCCACTTCTTGTTCTTTGCACGCATTTCCTTGGTTCCGGCATTCAATTCAGACTCATAGTCGTCTACGATAATCAAATTAGGTCTGGTATCGCCCTCAATAAAGCCACGAACACGTTGTCCGCAACCAACCGCTACGATTCTGGCACCATTCTTGAAAACAACATCCGTGGTTGTCCATCTCCGTGCAGTTGCTGGACCAAAATCTCCAAATAATGCCCTGAATGACCTGGAATTCTCGAAATGAAACCTGATTCTACTCAAGAAGTTGATAGACTGTGCCTGCGATTCCGAAATAATCACTATAAACAAATCCTCACTGGACTTTTTGAACGCTACTTTCCATACCGGAAGTAAAAATGTCATAATCGTACTGTTGTGTGTGACCAAATAGTCGTTAGTAATGTATAATCCATCCTTTGCTTCGACAGTAATACATCTTCCAAAACCAACATGAGAATAACTTATATCTACAATTGAAGATTTTGTAGTTCTACTTGGTGTCCACAAGTCTCTTTTTCTTTTAAGCCTAAACGGAATAACTTCTTCGGGTAAACGAATAAGTGCCCTAAATGATTTCTTATATTCACTATTAACATTCGCTCTCGTCCACTGAGCAGATTTATGTGCAGTACCACCAAGAGACCTAACAAGTTCAACGACACTATCTATTAACCGTTCACTCTTTTGACAAAACGTTGCTATCCCATACGTATTCTCACTAATGGTGCCGTCGGTATCCATCAGACCCTGTAATAGCGCTTCTCTCTGTTTTATGCCTGCAAGAAGATATTGTTCTGGAATATGTTTGTTGTTTAATAAATTATTTAATCTTAATGTTTTATGTAAACCATATATTTGATATAAATATTTTCCAGAAGTTTTTCTTGATTTATAGGGTATGTATCCCAATATTTCTGTATCTACAGTAGTAAAACGAGCCCCAGCAGAATGTCCATCACCTAACCAACATCCAAGCGTGTACGGGTCTACTGGTAAATCTTTTTCACTAAATGCAATTGGTT